AATTTAGGTGGTTATTATATCTATGCCAATACAGTAACGCAAAGCATCAATGCCAATCTCGGCGCAACACAAATATGGGCCAATGCCAATATACAGACACTGTCGGCCAATTTGGGCGGTTATTATACCTGGGCCAATGCCAATGTGGCTGGTTTGTACAACAGTGTACTGGGCGCGAATACCTCTATTCAAGCACTGAGCGCCAACGTTGGTAGTTTTTATACCTATGCCAACACTACGTTTATTACCACTACCGGTACATATTCAAATACCAACACGGCGGCCTACTTGACCACATCAACCGGTAATATTGCGGCTGGCAACATCACTGTAACTGGCAACGTAAGGTCCAATGGCAACATAGCAGTGGTGTCTAATTTGGCACGTAACGTATATGTTGTTAATGCGGCACCAACCAGCAGCCAAGGTAGCGTTGGTGATATTTGGTATCAGACGTTCTAAAATATGATAGCTAACGCATTTTCGTGTATTACATCAATAACATCCTATCCTGAATACACTAATGTTAATCAGGCAGGATTAACACCTCTGCAAATTGCTACGGCATATAATATTCCTGCTAGTACTGGTTCTAATGTAAAGATTGGTATTATTAGTTTGGGTGGCGGCTGGTGGCCGGGTGATTTTAACAAATCGATGAGTAATCTAGGATTACCGGTTACTAGTGCAAATATTACAACAGTATTAGTTGATGGCGCAACTGGAACTTTTACCGGATCTGTTGCCGATGGAGAAAATACATTAGACCTTTATTGTGTAGCAGGCATGGCACCTTCTGCTAATATTGTAATTTATATTGGGCAAAATAATAGTTTAACATACTCGACTAATTCATCTACTGCCGCTACGTTAAATAATCTTACTAGTTTTGGAAATTTAATTAATCGTGCAGTAAATGAAAATTGTGATATTATTAGTATAAGCTGGGCCATCGGCGAAATCTTAAGCAATGTGTATCCAAATTATTATTGCGGCGATTTCTTAGCTTCTCCATTAGCAAACGCGGCCGCAAAAGGAATTACTGTTTTATCGGCGGCTGGCGATTACGGAAGCGATCCAAGTGTATCAGCTAATATTGTATCAGCTAACTATCCATCGACAAGTTCTAATATTGTTGCAATAGGTGGTACAAATTTACAATTAACCGCTGGTAATCTTAGATTGACAGAAACAGTGGAGTGGCATGATCCTGCATTCGGTAATACCTTTGGTAGCGGCGGGGGAATTAGCAGTTTTATTACTGTTCCAACTTGGCAAAACGGGTTAACATATAAAAAATATTTTGTAGCAAACTCAAATACAAGTTCCCCAATTACATTAACAACTCGAGGAGTGCCAGACATATCGGCCCCAATGAACGCTTACGGAATATGGTATGGTAATACCATAACTGGGTTTGGTGGAACTAGCGCCGCTACACCTATTATGGCCGGGATGCTGGCTAGATTTATGTCGTTAAACGGCGGCCGTAGACCTATTCCTAATGCTATCCATCCTATCCTGTACGGAAATCTAAATGCATATTATGACATAACTACGGGAAATAACGCTACAGTATCTTACTCAAACGGATACGCCGCAAGTTCAAATTGGGATCCAGTAACTGGACTAGGAGTGCCGTTCGGCAATGTAGTTTATCAAATGGTATCCAGTGGTGGAACAACTATTAAAACAGATGCAAATACATGGAGTTATGTATCTAATGTGCGAGTAAAAACTGCCCCAACCACCTGGAGCAATGTCCAAGCCATATGGACCAAAGTGGACTCCACCACTTGGAAACAGACATTCTAACCACTTGATCTTGACGTCTGTTTCCTATATAATAGTAGGATGCTTAATTCGATTCTTGACACAGTAACAGGTTTGCTTCCGGGAAAAAGGAAGACAAATTCAGTATCGGGGTGGACCAGTTTTAATGCCGTCTGCTGTCCGCACCGTGGGGAGTCCCCAGACTCTCGAGGCAGAGGCGGCATTATCACTAACCCAAATGGTGCCATAAGTTACAGTTGTTTCAATTGCAACTATACTGCCAACTACACTCCCGGCAGGCACCTAAACTACAAGTTTCGTAAACTACTGACGTGGTTAGGTGCAGATGAAAATACAGTTAAACGCCTGGTCATTGAAGCTATTCGCATTCGTGAACTGGTTGAGCCAGAAAAGATTCAAGAAGCAAAAGAGCAGATTGTATTCAAGCCCCGGCCCTTGCCCGCAGAAGCACAGAGTTTTATGGCAATGGAAACGTTTTATCAATTGAAAGGTGACGCTGCAAGCGGGCCGCCTCCGCATCATGATCCTGTGTTGTATATGGCACAACGTGCAATAGATTTACAAAAATATGAATGCTACTACACCCCGGAACAACAGTATAATTTACATCGACGTGTTATAATTCCTTTTACTTGGAAAAATGAAATTATAGGATATACGGCTCGAGCATTTGATCCACAATTAAAACCCAAGTACTACAGTCAATACGATGCTAACTATGTGTTTAACACAGACCGGCAGTTGCCTAATGCAAAATTTGTCATTGTATGTGAAGGGCCCATGGATGCAATGGCCGTAGATGGTGTAGCGGTACTAAGCAATGAGTGTAGCGAGCAACAAGCCGACATCATTGACAGCTTAGGACGTGAAGTTATTGTAGTACCCGATTATGACCGGGCAGGTATGCGCTTGGTCAGCGATGCACAGGAATATGGCTGGAGTGTGAGTTTTCCCTTATGGTTTGGCACATTCAAAGACATCAATGAAGCTGTGATCAAGTATGGAAAATTGTTTGTGTTAAAAAGCATACTCGAAGCACGTGAAACCAGTAGGTTAAAAATTGAGCTAATGAAGAAGAAATTAAATAATCAACTATGACAATAAAAGAATATACCCCGGATTTGCAGAAGTTATTTTTAGAAATGATGATGCAGGATGCCACCAGTTATGTACGTGTACAAAACATTTACAATCCCGAAAACTTTGATCGAAGTTTACGTGCAGTTGCGGATTTTATTAAAACGCATACAGATGCACACAAAACCATGCCTACCCTGGAGCAGATTAAGGCCACAACCGGAGTCGAGCTCAAGCCAGTGCCCGAGCTAAATGAAGGACACTATGAGTGGTTTATGCAGGAGTTTGAAGGCTTTACCCGACGTCAAGAACTAGAACGTGCTATTTTAAAAGCTGCAGACATGTTGGAAAAGGGCGACTATGATCCTGTAGAAAAACTGATCAAGGATGCAGTACAAATCAGTTTGCAAAAGGACATGGGCACAGACTACTTTGCCAATCCCACCGAGAGGATTCAAAAGTATTTTAACAGTGGCGGACAAGTTAGTACAGGCTGGCCACAAATGGACAAGTTATTGTATGGTGGATTCAGTCGAGGCGAACTAAACATATTTGCTGGTGGCTCGGGCTCGGGCAAAAGTTTGGTAATGATGAATATTGCGCTGAGTTGGTTGCAAGCCGGCTTGAGTGGGGTGTATGTTACCCTGGAACTCAGTGAAGAATTGACTGCGTTAAGAACTGATGCCATGCTGACCGGTACGGGCACAAAAGACATACGCAAGGATGTGGACACCACCACAATGAAGGTGATATTGGTGAGTAAAAAATCTGGACGGTACAGAATCAAGGCACTGCCGGCACAGAGCACGGTAAACGACATTAGAAGTTATTTAAAAGAAGTGCAAGTGCAAACCGGAATCAAGGTGGACTTTGTTATGGTGGACTATTTGGACTTGGTGATGCCGGTATCGGTCAAGGTGAATCCCAATGATCAGTTTATCAAAGACAAGTATGTGGCAGAAGAATTACGCAACTTGGCCAAAGAACTAAACATACTAATGGTGACGGCAAGTCAGTTGAATCGTAGTGCAGTTGAAGAAGTAGAATTCGACCACAGTCATATTGCTGGCGGTATCAGTAAAATTAACACAGCAGATAATGTGTTTGGTATCTTTACCAGTCGTGCCATGAAAGAACGTGGCAAGTATCAGATACAGTGTATGAAGTCGAGAAGCAGTACTGGTGTGGGACACAAGATTGATTTGGAATACAATATTGAAACCATGCGTATCACTGATCCCGGCATAGATGCCAATGAGAACAGTTTTGGCCCGCCTCGAGCCAGCATCATGGATCAAATCAAAGATCCTGTTAAGCAATTGCCCAAACCCGAAGCCCGACCCGGTGCTGGACTTGATGTACCCACAGTCACTGCTGAAGCACAAAGCAACAAGCTCAAAAGCATGCTGGCTGGTTTGAAAAGCAAATCAGAATGACCTGTATTGATGCTTTTAAAAATCTAAACATAGTCAATATCAACAACCAATTATCCATATCACCGTGTTGTGTTTCACCGACAGTTCCAGTAACCACAATTGATTTTGATACACAATATCTAACAGACATACGCAACACCTGGACAAACAACGAGTTTCCCAAGGCCTGTGCTGCCTGCAAAAATAATAAATCCTTGAGGATGGCAGGCAGTAACCAATGGTACGTTGATAATAATCACAACAACACCAAAGTTGAACTTATACGATTAGACTACTGGACTGGAGATGCCTGTAATCTACGGTGTGCGATATGCGGTCCATCTTATAGTAGCAGTTGGAAACAGGAACTGAATTTACCGGTACAAAGATCTATAAGTAATTGTTTCTGGCAAACTCTAGACTTATCTCGATTGGAATTTGTGCATTTCAATGGCGGTGAACCATTGATGAGCAAAGAACATGTTGATTTTTTAGACGCTATCCCTGACAAGAGTCAAGTACACATTAACTATAATACAAACGGAACGGTGTTGCCTTCAAGAAAATTGCTAGAGCTCTGGACTCAATTCAAGATAGTGCAACTTGATTTCAGCATAGATGATATAGGGGAAAGATTTGAATATCAGAGATTTCCGGCCAAATGGCACAAGGTTGCTGAAAATTTACAATGGTTTATTGACAACAGCCCAGTAAATTGCAATACCTCGGTGGGCATATTAAATCATGCCAATCTTGACAATTTGAATTCTTGGCTAAAAACAAATTTCCACACCAACAGAGTAACAGACCCCGTTGAGTATAGACAGCAATCTGTAACAGGTGTATTTGCACTCGATGGTGCAAACACTAGAGCAAAATCAATTGTCAAATTCTTAGATGATTGCGATACCAGACGAGGAACCAATTGGCGAAAGACATTCCCAGAACTTTCTCAACTCTACTAAATATACAATAGATTGGAGTAAATCTTGCAGAAGCGGACCCATAGCATCTTAGAAGAATTGGCCACAATGAGCCCTCAAAGAGACAAAAAGAGTCTGATTGAGAGTCGTGCAACTAATGTCATTGCTAGTGCTATAAACCTACTGAACTACATTCGAGAGAACTATGATGCTGAATCGGCAGCAGAATTAGAACGTAGACTCTTGAACAGTATCCGTACACAAGATCCCAACAAATTCACCCGCGGGGTACGGAGACTAAACAATGAAGATTAATGCGCTACTGACTGAACAAATGATCATCAAGGAGCAGATCCTTAACGAGAGAACTTACAAAGAATTCTACGCACTGGGCAACATGTTGTTGAACGAATATGCCATGAGCCAAGAGCAGATTCAACAATTGTTTCAGCAAGTGGCAGATGGTGCTGCTCAGGGCGGCAATGTAGATCGCGAAGGCGACGCCGCAGTCAGCAATCGTACCATGCTGGGCAAAGGTGCAGATGCAGCAGCCAAAGTTGCTGCCAAATGGGAGCAAGTCAAAACCAAAATCAGTCAGTCGGCTCCGGTAGCCGGCTTTGATGCAGCAGTAGACAGTATTCAATCGCAACTGACACAGGCCGCAGGCGGCGATAAGGGCAAAATCAATCAAGCCATACAAAAATATCGAGACTTTGCACACGAATATCCCATCATGCAAGGTGCTATATATGCTGGTTTAATTGCACTGGCCGGTATCAGTGGTGCTGGCTTGGGCGGAGCAGCTTTGTTGGGCGGCGTCAAAATATTTGATCGTTTGCTACAAGGCGACAAGGCCAGTAGTGCACTGTGGAGAGGATTCAAGACCGGAGCACTTGCATACGGAGCTGGCCAATTGGGTCAAGCCGCACAAACCAAACCCAGCACCAGTGCATTTGATGCCGGTCAAGGGCAAGATTGGGGCGGTGATAACACTGGTGCATTTGATGCCGGTCAAGGCCAAGATTGGGACAATGCCAATGCCACTGCAGGCACAGTAAACGCAAATGACAGTTTGGGCAATGGCGAAACAGTTATGCCCGCAACCGGCGGTGAGTACGACTTTGCAGCACATTCACACGAATATACTGTCAAGCCCGGTGACAATTTGTCCACAATACTGGACAAGGCCAAGGTCAATCCCGAATTGGCTCGACACCTCAATCCCGACCTGTTTGGTCCTGACGGTAATCCAAATATATTACGAGCCGGACAGACCATTCGCCTACCCGATGCAGATGCATTGGACGACATGAACAAAATGATTTATACTGGCCCTGGTGACCAAATGGGACAATATCACGGACAGTATGCACCCGGCAATCCCTCAAGTCTAGATGCCACACACATACAAAAACAAATTGACACCGGTCGCTATGGCCCAGACAACGGCATGGCTGCTGGTAGAATTGCACAAGATGCTGCCAAGACTGGCAAAAATTTTGTACGAGCCGGATACGAAAACCCCAAGCGTATGATTCGCGAGCATGCAGGCATGTACTATATCGATCGCGAAACAACAGCACGTCGTTGGGTACTAAACGAACAACTGGGACGTCCACGCGGCAATTATTATTTGACTCCCGTAGGTGTTAGCGCTGTGTTTGAAGAAGTTGCACGCCGAAGCCTAAACGAGGGACCAATTTGGGACAAAGTAAAGAGTGGTGCAAAGGCCGTGGGCGGGGTGTTACAAAAAGGCGCACAAGCAGTGGGCAAAGCCGGCGTCAATGCCTGGGACGCTATGGCCAATGACATAACTTACAAAAAGCTCGATCTCAATTGGCGTAGAAATTACAAAGAATTTGATCCTACTGGTGGTAAAGGCGCAGTCGACAGCGAACAAGTGATTGCATTTTTAAAGAAACAAGGTGTCAAAGATCCTTTGATTACATCATCATTTACGGCCTTGGGTTTGCAAGCACCACAACCCAAAGTTCAACCCAGCCCGGCACAGGGCCAAGTTGGGGGTGCGGCTCCTGCAACAGTAAGTCAACCCGGCGCACAACAGGGCGAACCTGTGTCGCAACCGTCATCAGGCTACTACAGTGATGCACCAACACAGGCACAATCACAACCGGCAGGTGGTAACGGTGCCATAAACATCAACATCACAAATAAAAACAAGAACAAAAATA